TGGGATAGTGAAGAGCTGCAACTATTCATCTAACGAAGTACAGTTAAAGAACGGTACTCAAATCTTATTCCGTTCAGCTGAGAGGTATGATAATATTCGAGGCTTAACTTGTGACTATGGTATTATAGATGAGGCAGCTTTCTGTAAGGACGAAGCTTGGCAAGAGGCGATCCGCCCGGTCTTTATGGTCCGCGGCAAGAAAGTACTATTCATCTCTACACCAAAAGGAAAGAACTGGTTCTACAATCTATATCAATTAGGACAGAGTGAAGATTACCCACATTATAAATGTTATACAGGTACTTCTTACGATACTCCATTTATAGAGAGAGAAGATATAGAAGATGCTAAACGTACTCTACCAGAGAATGTATTTAGACAAGAATACTTAGCTAACTTTATTGATAGTGGAGGTGAGGTCTTTAGTGACATAGATAAGAATCTATTCTCAGCATGGAGTCAACCTCAAGGCAAGGTCTTCTGCGGCGTTGATCTTGGTAAACAGGAAGACTGGACTGTGGCTACATTTATAGACAGTACTGGTAAAGTGGTAGACATCTATAGAGCCAATGCCCAAGAGTGGACTACAATGACTAATGAGATTCTGCAGAGAATCAAGAAGTGGAATGCAACTACTATGGTTGAGGTTAACTCAATCGGTGATGTCATCTACGAGCAGATCAAGCGTCAGTGGCAGGACACACACCCTTTTGTTACTAGTAGTAAGTCAAAGAATGAGATCGTTGAGGGTCTTATCTTAGACATGAATGAGACGTCAGTAAAGATACCAAGTAGAGAGCTATTCTCATGGCTCTACGACGAGCTTTCAGTATTTACATATAATTATAATCCAAAGACTAGAAGTATCAGGTATGGCCATCCAAACGGTATGCACGATGATACTGTGATCTCACTTGCAATTGCAAATTTCAATCGTAAACAAAATAGGACAATTGGCTCGTATGCCGTAGTTGGCCGTAGATAATTCATAATAGATTAGATTTATATTTAGTAGTATGATAAAGGTAACTGTAGAAGATAAGAAGTATAAGATACCTGAAAGGTTCACACTCCAGCAGTGGAAGGAGATGGTCTCATGGGACTTTGACCAACCACAGAACTGGAGAAGAATCATTGAGGCCGGTTGTGGAATTCCTCAAGCAGAACTCCGTGGAGCAAGAGCAGATAGCTTACAGCTCTTTATTGGCTTTATCATAGCTCATATGAACCAGAGACGTGAGTATGAGTTAGTAGACTTTAATAAGTTAACGTTTGGCCAGTTTGTAGACTTGGACTGTTACATTGCACTAGGTATTGACAAAAACTTAGAGCCTATGTTAGACGTCTTAGAGGTAAAACCTAAATGGGCAGACGAGGCCTTATGGATGATTGACCAATATGTAATGTGGAGAACTACAGTCTACAGACAGTACAAGACTCTGTTCGGTCTAAACGACAAAGACTTCGAAGACTACCAAGCAGAACACGGAGAAGACTGGGATCCAATGTCAATCCCAAAAGGTTGGTACCGTATTATTGTTGAGTTGGCCAATGAGAACATCTTAAACATCGATGCAGTAACTGATCAGCCTTTAAAGAAAGTACTTAACTTTATGGCATTAAATAAAGAGAAACAATTAGCAGAGGCTGAGGCTATCCGCAAACAAAGAAAAGTAATATGACATACAAAGAGATTATAAACAGATTTAGAACAGTAGCCCAGAATCACTATATGATTAAGGACTTTGGTTACGGTGACATAAGTGACATCAAGACTCAGAGTCAATTGGGTCCTGAAGAACAAGGCGCTGATTACCCTTACATGTTCTTGAATCCAACTAGTCACACAAGAACCGGTCCTGTTATGAACTACTCGTTTAACATGATCATGATGGACATGGCTAGAGGTGAAGAGGGAGATCTATATGACAACTACATTACCATTCAGTCACAGTGCCAACAGTACATCGATGATGTCTTGGCGCATCTCTATTATTACTACAAGGACCAACCAGAGATTCAATTGACCAACATTACTTACACTCCATTCAAGGAGAAGTACCAAGATGAACTAGCAGGCATGACAGCAACTATTACAATGCAAGTGCCAACACCGCTTAATGACTGTATTACACCAATAGAGATAGTAGAACTTTACGAAGAGTATAACATGTTACCGGCTACTAGCTATGCTACAGCAACGCAAGATGATGAACTTAAGATCTGGTATGATGATGATATTCCTTATGATCAGAATTACAGAATTACAGTTGATATGACGTTTGATCAGGTTAAACTAATCGAAGCCTCTTACGGTAACCCATATGTAATGTTATACCGAACTGGCGTACCATCATCAGAAGCAGAGTATACTTCAATACCTTTTACTGATATGATTGCAACAGATAAAGGTTTACAGTTTACCTATGACTTCTACTTGCCACCAAAATGGGCAGCTCAAAACAGAGTGGTCTTAAGCTTTGGTAGATTCGATCTAGGCCCAGAGGTATTAGACGCATTCGAGAACGTGGCAGGTACAATTAAACTATACACAGTAGACTAATGACAATAGAGGACTTAATGCAGGACTTAGACCAGTTTGGTCAGCAACTCAGCCAGCCTGAGCAACTGCTAACTAACATTGGTCAGCAGTTACAAGAGGGTATGCGAGCTCAGGCGCCTGTAGATACCGGTGCGCTAAAGAATTCTATTCAGTATACAGTTGAGAACAACAGACTCCTGTTTACTATGCTGCTCTATGGGCCATTTCAGAATTATGGTGTCAACGGTACTGAAGACTTCACTGCACGTCAAGTTCAATTCGGAGTGCAACCACGTCCAAGTAACGAACCGTTCTATGCCTTTAAGAAGAGAAGGTTCGGCTTAAGACCTCAGCCTTTCTTTGATATGACTCTAATAACAAACACAATAGCAGAACAGTTTGCTGATGAAACTATAAACGACTTTTAATTATGCCAACAATCATTATACCACAACAACCAAGTAATACGTTCGATATGGCCTACGGGCCTAATGCAGTTACACTGAGTGGAATCACTACATCTGAGGACAAGTATGTACTTAGAATATTTAGAGTAGGTCAGCCGGATCCAATTGCGGATCTAAGACAGACACCAAACTTTAACGGTGTAGCTATCTTCGATATTCAGAATATCTTACAGACTCAAGTGCAACCAGGTTTAAATAATCCAGATAGCCAGCACTATAATACTGTGGCTCCAAATAGTAGACTTAGAACTGCTAACGGTGAATGGGCAGAATACACTATGCAAGTTGGCTATGAGGTAAACGGTGTAGTTACTATTACTACTACAAGTCCTGTTAAGGATGTAATCGGTGGTAAGAAGCAGTACTTTGAGGTACCGTTCAACGCACTACCCTACTTTCCAAATGCACAGAAACCTGGCGCAACTACAGTTGTAACAGGCTATGGCCGTCCACTTTCAGATAACCAATGGGTAATTGCAGATACTGAAGTCAGTACTCAAGACGAATTTGAACAAGAAGGCATGACCTCACCAAACGGTATTGATGTACATAACGTCTACTTAGATGATCAGTGTACTAAGACCTTTTATAACTTTGTGAATATTACAGGTCCTAATCCACCTGCAGCTTCAGTTAGAGGTCTTGAAGGTTTCATCGTTGACCAGTATGATAGCAATGGCGCAAGATGTCAGTATGACTTTGTTGCTAACATTCAATCAAACGGTGGTGGCCCGAACACAGTACAGGCTCAAGGTACTGTTGTGACCGGTCAGTGGCAGTTTATTACAGCAGCTACAGGACCAGCTAACTTAATGACTAGTCTTAATGCAGCAACAGATCATTACTACATCGTGCCAGTACTTGGCACTGGAGTTAGTGGTGGTTTCATGGAAGAGGCCGCTTGGAGAGCACAGAGATACAACATTCTAAGAGAGCCTTGTAATGACTATCCACACATTCAGTTTGCATGGATGAATAGCTTTGGCTTTAGAGACCAGTTTACGTTTACGAAGAAATTCGAACGTTCGAGCTCTATGCAGAGAAATACATTCTTAAGAGAGGCTGCAGACTACAACTCTACAAGTTACAGTGTAGATACACAGTCTAGAGGCTTCACGACTTATTCTCAGACCATTAAGGAGCAATACGTAGCAGAGAGTGGGTTTATGAATGACCAAGAAGCTAAGCTCTTAGAGAGTCTCTTTACAAGTGCTGAAGTAATGGTAAGATTCTCCGAAGGCCCACTAGCTAACCAGTGGCAGCCGATAAATATCACAAGTTCAAGCTATGTAGAGAAGACTAATAGAAAAGACAAGCTTTTCCAATACACAGTTAACTTTAAAATGGCTAACAATATCAAATCTCAAAGAGGCTAATATGATCCAACTCAAGGTATACCCAGATGCTCTTAAGCGCCAAGAGGACCAGCTCTTCTTGGATCTGTATGAAACAGAACCAATCAAACTAAATCTTAGTATTGAGGACATCACGAATGCTGATGCCACTAGTACTTTCTCGAGAACCTTTAAGGTTCCAGCTACTAGACACAATTCTCAGTTCTTTGAGAACGCTTACCTAGTAAACGGGGTTACCTTTGACATCACTGTTAAGAAACCAGCAGAGATTCTTGTAGATGGTGCTGAGTTTAAAGTAGGCCACGTGCGTCTACAGAAGATCTATATCAATTCAGATATGGATAAGACAGACTATGAACTACTCTTCTTAGGTGAGACCAGAGACTTCTCTAGTATTATTGCAGAGAAACCTCTATGTCAACTAACAATGACTAACTTCTCATGGCCTGATCTACCAGTTGATTATACAGATGCTAGCTTCTTTGAGGGACCATATAACTATACTCAACAGACTAATAGCTGGGAAGCGTTTCCAGAATCTACACTTGCAAGCAATTTAGCAGGTACTACTGGTTTTGCCTTTGGTAACATCCTATTTCCACTTATTGATCACGGTAACTTCTACGATGATGATGGCGACCCAATTGGCGGTACTATCTCAGTAGATGGCCCGGATAGATTTACACAGTCTGCTAATGCATTGGCCAATGTTAGACTTAAGCCAATGGTGAGAGTTAAAAGAATCTGGGATCAGATCTTTGAAGACAGTGGTTACACGTATGAGTCTAACTTCTTAAACTCAGAGAGATTCTATCAAATGTACTTAAGTGCCTTTGGTAACAATGAGCAAGCTGGTATGGAGATCGAGCAGACTACAACTACCAACTTTCAAGCAGAAGAGATTAACGAGTATCAGTATGAAGGTGACTGGTTAACCCTAAACGATTTAGTCTATAATCCAGGTGGGTTCTTCCATGTTAGTGGAGCTGGCACCGGTCAGGGTTCATGGTTTGACGTACCTGCAACTGCAAGTACTAGTGGACCTTACTATATTATGAGTGCTGAGGCTGAGGTAGATGCCTGGATTGAGAACTCAGACTATACTCAGCAAGATGTGCTGATGAGGATTGAACTATGGAGAACTAATCCAGGTGTACCTCTACTTATATACGCAGGTAACTACGCTACAAACTACCAGACAACAAGTTTCTACTGGGATTCAAGAAATGGTGGTTATCAACCTCAAGCTGGAGACGAATTACAGATTAGAGTTTCAGCATATAGCTCATATGATTTTAATCAAGTACGTAATATATTCTGGAATTGTACTGCAGCTCCAGGCACTTATTACTTACCACAGGATTTAGACTGTGAATACAGACAGATTGATCTTATTAAAGATATTCTAACTGCATTCAGACTTGTAATGCAACCAGATATTTACAGACCAAATCACTTTATCATTGAGCCTTGGCAAGACTTTATTGGTAGTGGTACAACTTATGACTGGTCTAAGAAACTAATTAAAGATAAAGACTTTGTTGTTGAACCGCTGTTTAATACTCAGAGTGCAACTATAGAATTCTCATTCTTAAAAGATGAAGACTATATTAACAAGTTCCATGAGGATAACTACAAGTACCCTTATGGTTGGTTAAGATTCGATAGTCAGAATGAACTACTTAAAGGTAAGAGAGATGTTAAACTAATTGGTATAAGCCCAACACCAGTTGATCAGATTGAACACGGTACTAATGCACCTCACCCAATCCCAAACTGGATTATACCACAGATTCACAAACATGAGGCAGGTGATACTGCACTTGAGCACCTACCGATCAAGGCAAATTCAAGACTCTTATTCTATAATGGTCTTCAAGACATTGATGTTGCGCAGGATGACTGGTACTTACTAAACAGTGGTACTCCAGTTTCTCAAGATCAATGGCCTCTTGTAA